TAGGCAGACGCTTGAATTGCTGCAAACCCTCCAGGGATACGCGACAGGCCTCCTCATTGACACTGATTCTGAGTGGTTCAAGAAGCTCATCGAGTACAGTATACAGGATGCTACAGGTGAATCAATCCCATTATCCCCTGAGACCCGCGTCGCGCCGGTGACGGACCTTGAAGACCTCCCAGCCAGCGATTTACCTGAGATGGAATCACGTCTTGACGATCTACTGAGGCACGTGCAAGGCTCTGGCAGGTGAAAAGCAGGATGGTGAGACGAGAACTGCTGCATGTCCGTGCAGTGACCGGAGACATGGAGAAAAAACTCAAGAAGGCCTTCAAGGCTGCTGCTGAACGATGGGAGAAAGAACTGAGGAGCTGCGAGACTGAGGATGAATTCATAGAGAAAGTGTTCAACAAGGCCGTTAACCCAATCTACTCAGTTAAAGGCGTTGAAGAGGTTATCAATGGCGCGGGGAGGGCGTTCACGGCATATGACATGCCACTCGGTCTGAGGAAGGAGCTCTTCAATGAAGTCCTCAAATCTGATATTTCAGGGTACATGGCGAAGGTGAACAGGGAGGTTGGCGATGACATCCTCAAGCATATGTCAAGGATGGTCTCTGAGAAGAAACCTTACACTGAGATGATGACAGAACTGCCACGCCGCTATGAATCTCTCTCCACTTTCAGGTCAAGGACTATCGTGAGGACAGAGATGCTCCGAGCAGGGAACATGGTCGAATACCAGCGAGGCCTTGCAGACCCCGCGAACCAGTACTACCGCGTCATAAGCCATCCTAACTGCTGCCCAGACTGCGCAGAACTCTACGGGTACGGTGAATCATTCTTCAGAGCCGATGAAGTGGATAAACTCCCACCACTCCACCCTAACTGCAGGTGCGTAGTGGACTGGCCAAGTGTCTTCGACCTGCCACCAGAACTCCAGGCGGAGGTCCTTGGCACTGTAAGAGGTGATACTATTGTCTGAAGACGTTAAAGACGAAGAAAGAGTCGAGGAAGAGACACGGGAGCCACAGAGGATAAAAGTAGACGCTGTGATGTGGTCCCCTGGCATCATATACCCCATCCTGAACGGAGCACCAGAGAAACTCTACGCTGACAGTTCCTTGTCAGATGAGGTCTATGAGAAGGTACTTGCAAGGGTCCGAGATGGAGGCCTCCCGATCACGATAGATCATCTTGACCAGGAGGAACTGGAGATCCTTAAAGAACTCGGGTACGGCGTGGTTGGAAGGGTTACAGGGGTTGAACTCCGCAATGGACGAGTACACGCAACAGAGATAACATTTGACGGAGAGGCCATCCCACAACTCCTCAAAGATGGCCTCATGAGGGCCTTCAGTATAGAAGCAGAGGTTGAAACCGAACCCGTAGAGGATGGGTACCGCATCATAGGCTTCAGGGACGTGACAGGTGTGAGCATAGTGAAAAAACCAGCCTGCCCATCCTGCCTCGTCTACCGCATCAATGCGTACACATCAAATGATAAGCTGAGAATCCAGATGAAGTTCACGCCAAGAGGTGATATAATGAAAAAAGAGGATGAAATAACTGAATCCGAGGTAAAAGCTCAGGAAGAAGTTCCTCCGGAAGATGGAGGCGAGGGAGACACAGTGGAATTACTCCCAGACCTCATAGACAGAATAAATGAATTGATAAATGAACTCGATGCCATGATCACCAGGATCCAGGAACTCCAACCAGTTGAGGATGGTAAAGAGGCTCCGGCGGAGGAAATCGCAGAGAACCTTGCAGATGACCTGAAAGAGAAGGCAGCAGCCCTAAACGCTAAGAAACTCGTCGAGAAGTACATTGAGGAAGGTAAAGTGAAACCCGCGGAGACAGAGGCCCACATCAAACTTGCGATGAAAGCCCCAGCTGAGTACTCTAAGATCATGGATGAAGCACCCCAGGTCATTGAGATGTCAAGGATGTCCAGGAACCCGGCTGATATGAAGGAGAAAGAGTTCTACACGTATGAAGAATACCGTAAAAGATTCCACAGGTGATAAGGATGGTTGTGAAATACAATTATGGTGAAATAGGCCCCGGGGTTGCCATGGAGCTCAAAGAGGGGGACCTAACAGTCTCCGAGGTTAACACCCCACAGGGCAGACAGGTAGGTGCAACATTCCAGTACCCTGCCAAGAAAGGGGATATCATGGCCCTTGCAGGAGACCTCCTAGTCGAAAAACTCAGAAGCGGAGTGTCAGGGAAACCCATCGGCGTCCTGGAGGATGAACCACAATTCCAGGGCCAGCCACCATCATCCAACGCTACCTACGGGAACTACCCGAACAGGATCGCAGCGGTCAAACTATTCGGTGTTGCTGTGAGGGAAATGGAACTCACGTCATCAAACGCGGCGATCACTGCAGGGGACTACATCAAAGTCGCCTCTGATGGGCAGACTATAGACAAGTCAACTGACCCTACTGATAAGATAGCCCTTAAATCAGCATCCGCCAATAGTGGCGCTGAGATACCAGTCCTCGTAGGCTACTACTACAAATAAGGTGATAATATGCCCGCTATAACAACCACAATGCCACCTGAGGCCCTCCTCAGGAAACATAACCTGGAGTACTATATAACTGAGAAACTCATACCTGAGGTCCCATTCCTCAACATACTCCCAACAGCTGATAACACGACAGGGGAGTTCACCAGTGTCGTGGAATCTATGAACCCGGTCGCTGATATCAAGGATGGGAAGCAGGGACTTCCTGGCCTTGCTAGTGAGGCCTCAGACCTCACCACGATCCAGTTGCAGGCAGGGAAGGTCGTCTCTGGGAACACAGTCTCATATGGTTACAGCCTCGCATACACTGACAAGGACGCTGAGAGAGGCCAGTTCACAGCTGATATACAGTTAGCGACTCAGAGGATGATCGCAGGCTTCGCATACTTCCTGAACGAGTACATCGCATCAGAACTCGTTAGGACAGCAGGCCTATCCGCCCCAGATGACCTCAGTGACTGGGCCCTCGATGAATATGATCCCCGCGGAGACCTCCTCAAGATACGTAAGAAATTCAGGGAAGAAACAGGCCTATTCCAGGCTGATATGGTCCTCCTATCACTTGATCCATACTATAAGATCCAGGAGTACCTCCTAAGCTTCGATAAGGAGGTGGATGAGGAGAACATGTCAGTCGATGGTATGATGATCAAGAACGTTGGTGACTCCTTCGATGACACGAAGGACATGATCGTCATGGACTCTAAGGCCCCTCCAGGCATCATAGAGAAGTATGTTAGCCCAGAATACTCAGCACTATCATCACAGGCCGCCCCAGGAGTCCCACCAGCACTTATCAACATCAACGAGGTTAAAGAGGACACCTACCCACACAGGAACATACTAGAACTCTGGGTTGACATCGGATACAACAGTAGGGAGCCTGGAAGCCTGATGACAGGACAACTCATAAGGTCATAGTGGTGACGCTAATGGGGTTCACAGAACTGATCAGAGGGAAAGGAGGCCCTATCAGGGGCCTCTATGACCTCGTACTCGTCGTGAAGGACAAATCCGTTGAGATAATCGGGCCAAGGACGGGTACGGGTGAGGAAGAGACAGTGAGCCACACCCTCGGCGCAACTCCTAGTAAGGTTGTTGTTGCCCTGGCATCAGTCCCTGCTGAAGGCGGGGCCTCAGCGACGGTAGGGGATAAAACGGCGACTACAGTGAAGGTGACGGTGACTGCATCCGCCGAATATTACGTGATACTGCAGAAATAACGGTTAATTTGGAGGGTGTGTGGATGGTTTCAGTTGACACTGCGAAGATCATTGAGATGGTGAGCGTCTACGTGGACACACCATCAGATACTCTTGTTGATGGTGCGGTGGAGAACGCGACTCAGACAGCACTACAATCATTATGGACAGCGGGTTACAGTGAAGAATCCCTCGATGGGTACACTCAGGCCACGTTTAAGGTGGCTATCGAGTTCTATGCTATAGCTGATCTTATCAGGGCACTGTATAACGCGAATGATTCCTCTGGGGAGGATCAGGTCAGGTATTACATGGAGCGTGGGGATCGTTTGATGCAGGAACTGGTCATGGAACTTGACAGGAACTCCTTGGACAGTGAATCCAGTCC